GTTGTTAAATATATTATAGGAACTCATTTCCTATATGTCAACACTTTTTTTAACTTTTTTTAATCTTTTTCTTATGTTATTTTTAACGCTTATCACTTACACTCAATTCGTTAGCATAGTTAATTAGCTCTCCTTGTCTAATAACATATTTAAGATTTTCTTTTCTTAGCTCTTGGTTTTGCTTCTTGAGAATTAAATTTCTAGTTTCTAGCCTTTTTATAATTTCTTTATTTGAAATAAATATATTCCAACTATTTTTTATATATTTTAACATTCCTACCTCTGGTTGAAAAAATTGCTTATTTGTTTTTGTTAATATTTATTTAATATTCCATATTTCAATTGGTAAATATTTCCTGCATATATCAGCTGTTAGTTTCTGGTTTTTCTTTCTAGCAGCAGCATTAGTAGCGGCATAAGCATCATAAGCAGCAGCAGCAGCATCAGCAGCATCAGCAGCATTAGCAGCAGCAGCAGCAGCAGCATTAGCAGCAGCATAAGCAGCATAAGCAGCATTAGCAGCAGCAGCAGCAGCAGCAGCAGCAGCATTAGCAGCAGCATAAGCAGCATAAGCAGCATAAGCAGCATAAGCAGCAGCATAAGCATCATCTAATTGTTTTCTTGTGGCTTTCCCCTCGCCATATTTGATTGCCATGTCAACCGCTTCTTTGCTTCGTTCATTTTCCATCAAGTGTCTTACTGTGTTTGCACAATGACCTGCGATTAAAGTTCTTAATTCCTTATTTCTAGGATTAGATCTAGCAAATAACCACAAAATCCAATCACCTCTTTCACAATTATTTAAAAATTGTTCCAGGGTGAAGTCTTTAGCGAATAAATAACCATCTTCACAAGCATTGTGTTTTTTTAGAAATTCTTTTAATGTTTTCATGCTTATTTGTTTTTGTTAATAAACTTATTAATTATTTAAAGCCTCTTCAATTTTATTAATAGTATTTACATTAGGAATATTACTACCCTTTAAAGCATTATGAATAGTTGCCCTGGAGACTCTAGCCACTTTAGCAAGTTCTGAAATATTTATATTTTTATTTCTCATCTTGGCTTTCCAACTTTTTACAGTATTTACCTTTAAAGTTATTAATTGTTCTTTTCGCATTTTTTATTTAATTAAGATTAGTAAAAGACATGTTAATATATTAAATTATATTTGTCAAACATTTATTATACATTAATATGTAAATCATACCTTGTCATTTTTGTACACTTTTTACGATATTAATAGAATTGTAAAACATTTATTTGACATATTAAATTATAAATGTAATACTGGTTTTGGGAGTGGTAAACTCTAAAAGGCGTGGTAAACCTAATGTTAGTAATAAATTTAATTTTTTATGAAAGAGATATTACTTAGTAAATTAATTTTAACTCAACTTACTTCTTTTTTTATTTTATCAATTTTAATTTTTTAATTATGAGAGTAGAAAATTCAATATCTATAAAAATACTACTGAAAAGGATTGAACTAAGTGATTCAAATATCCTTAAAGTTCTTAGGGTTGCTCGTGCTGCTGGAATAAAAAGGCTTTACAAAGTTATTAACAGATTAAATAAAGAGGCAAAATGATAATAAATAAACAAGAAGAACTAGAAGCATTAATTGACTCTAACAACGATATAATCATTGAAGATGATTTAATAATAAGATGTGATATTAACATTGATACAAATATTAACGCAAGGAATATTAACGCAAGGAATATTAAAGCAATGGGTATTAACGCAAGGAATATTAACGCATGGGATATTAACGCAGGGGATATTAACGCATGGGATATTAACGCAAGGAATATTAACGCAAGGAATATTAACGCATGGGATATTAACGCAGGGGATATTAACGCAGGGGATATTAACGCAGGGGATATTAACGCAAGGAATATTAACGCAGTGGATATTAAAGCAGGGGATATTAACGCAAGGAATATTAACGCAGGGGATATTGAATATTACGCTGCCTGTTATGCTTACAATTCCATAATTTGCAAATCAATTAAGGGGCAAAGAACAAATAGCAAACACTTCGTATTAGATGGAGAGTTAAAAATTAAGGAGGAAGATGCTAAATAGATTAAAATACTATCTTAACCAATTTGGATTTAAAATATATTATAACCGCTATGAAATTTTTAGAAAAATATAAAGAATATATTTTACCGCTGCTTTGCTTATATGCGAGTAGTATTTTTATAATTTATAACATAATAACATCATGATTACGCAAAGAGAAATAAAACTAGAACTCAAAGATTCTTTAAAAGATTTATCACAAGTTACTACTAAAGCCATTTCAGATTATGTATATAAAAATCTAAATAGTAGTGATGATATTGACCTCGTCAAAGAAGTGTTGAATAACTCATATAAGTTGAAAAATGATCCAATTGAAGCGACTCATTGGATGCCTTTACTAAACCATTAGTTAAATAGTTATGATTGAAGAAGAAATTATTGAATCAATAACAATAATGCAATTACAGAACAAGCAAAGAAGAGAATTAACTTCTTTTGACGATATTAATTCTAGTTGCGAAAATTTAATCATATCGCTTGAGGATTGTGTGGATAATTGGGATGATGAGGAGGTTTTAAGTGATTTGAGAAATAGCTTTTACGAGCCTGATATCACTAAGGAGGAATTACATAATTTAGAGCTTGAGCTTTATGATTTAGCAAAGAAATATAATTAAAAATTATGACAGATCAAGAAAAAATAGAACTAGCACAGTTTTTTTCTAATTTAAGTTTAATCTTGAAGGTAGATTCTACGGATAAGCAGAAGCTTGATTTAATAATAGAAGAGTTGGCTAAACTTGATTATTCTATTGATACTATTTTAATTCAACTTTTGGCTAATAAAAATCGTTTGAGAAAAAAACAACTGCATGATTGTAATTATTTATTAAACACATCGTTGCATTTTATAGATTCTAAACATAGAGGAAGGAATTACAAGTATTATTACAATTTATTAATTGATAAATGTCGTAAATTTTTCAAGAAAAACCATCCTGAATTAATTTGTGACCACAGAAAATTCGAAGAAGAATAAAAATGAGAATAAAAGATTTGATAAAAGCAATTGAAATCATTAGGTTAGATGATAAAAAAGAATTTTACAAGCCAGACATTGCAAAAAAAAGATTACATAAAATGGAAATTGAATTAATTGAATTATCAAGGAGATATGAATAGAGAATTACATATTAAAGCTCTTAAAGATCAATTAAATAGACTAAAATTATTAAGAGATAAGTTAGATTATTTTCAAAGAGGAGAATTAGATTTTGCGGAAATCTTGATAAAAACTAACTCCTATGACTTAGCAGATTATGAACAATGTTTATCAAACTTAAAAGATATTGTATTAAAATGACAGGTCAGATATTTTACGAAAAACCACAACTTAAAAATGTCTGCATTACTTGCCTAAAGAATGAAGCAAAAGAAGATGATTACGAGTGCTGGGATTGTATAGATAAACACACCCAAAAAATGAAAAAAATCAGAGAGAACAAGCTATTATTCAAGACTCAATACAAAATTGGGAAAAATTACATCAGAAAACCTAACAAAGATAAAAGCTCTAAAAGGCTATCCTCAAAATAGTACAATCCGCTGTATCATTTTAACAAAATAAATAGAAATAAATATTAATTATTGACATAGTATTTTATACTCTTTTCTAGATTACAACAACGAATCTAGGGGGAAGTTGTAAGAGCCTTCCTCCGACCTTGCTCTTACAATATTAATATATTAAGGTTATGTCAAAAGAATCATTTCTACTTTTTAAATCATTTTATGAGCCAACTAGTCATTTATCTAGTCAAGATAAAGGTAAGCTTTATGATGCAATTTTTCAGTATCAAATTACTAAAAAAGAACCAAAACCCACCTCAACAATTTATCCTTTTTTCTTGTTCTTTAAGAACCAATTTAGACTAGATAACCTAAAATACGAAAAGAAAGCAAATGCCAATAGATCTAACGGACTAAAGGGTGGAAGACCTAAAAAAGATAAAAACCCAAAAAACCCATTGGGTTTAGAAAAACCCAAAAAAGCCTATAATGTAAATGTTAATGATAATGTTAATGTAAATGTTAATGATAATGAAGAAGAAGAAAAAAAATTAGAAAAAAAAGAAATTCAAATTCCAAATTTTGTTGATGTTGAATTATGGAATGAATATTTGAATATGAGAAAAAAGAAAAAAGCATTACCAACGGAAAAAGCTGTTGAGTTGGTAATTAAAAAATTAGTAAAATTTGAAAATAACAAAATAGGTGCAGCTAATGAGGCTTTGGAAAACTCTATCGAAAGCAATTACACGGGTGTATTTGAGCCTAAAAATAACTTTAAGAAAGAAATATCGAGGTTAGCATGGAAAAATTAAAACTAGAGTCATTTTTTGAAACAACGGCGGAGAATTTTAACTTTAAGCTAAACAAAGGCTTTGAAAATCTCTTAAACATAATTCAATCTCAAACTGAAAAAGTACCAGATGAAGTTATTAAAAAGAAATTTCAGGAACTTTGGCTTTTAACAAATGACGAATGGCATAAAAAATTTAATTTACAATGGGGAGGTTACCCTTCGCTTGCCCAATGGTTAGAAATTTTAGTTGAAAAACCATTAACAGATGAAGAGATTGAGAAGAAAAAGAAAGAATATGAGGAAAATTTAACCATACAAGCGAAAACTGTTGGTGTGTGGCTCAATGCACCTTATTATGAAAGATTGTTCTGTAGTCGCTATAAATGCCCCCTTTATGTTGATATTAAGTTGATGTTGGACACCTATTGTAAAGTTAAAGAAAATCTATCAGATGACAGAATAAAAAAAATGGCTGTCTATCTAAAAGAAAAACTAGATCAAGATAAAGCCTTATTCTATGATACTCTAAAGGGCATTGCAAGAGTAAAACAACCACTTTTATTAACTTAAATTAAAACGAAATGAAATACAAAGTAAAACAAAGAGTATATACCGTTTATGAGCATCAACCCTACGGAAAAGGAGGCTTAACAATAAACGCTTACAGAATTACTAGGGTTATCAGTGATAAGAGCGAGGATCTATCAAAAGGGGATTATGTAGTCATGAGCCTAGATAATGGAGATGCAACAAGACAATTTTATTCAGAGATTGACTTGTTAGATCAAAATGAAGTTCTGGAAAAGGTGGAAGAAATAACTAGAAAGAAATTTTAACCACCGCTTTGAGAGCGCAACAATAAATAAGGAGGATTGAATGAGTGAGATAAAAGACTTTTTAAAAGAATTACTCTGTAGGCACGAGAAAGTAACTAAAACTTTTGGTGCTAATTTTAAAAACCCAGATCAAAGATGTGTTGTTTATACTTATATTGGATGCAAGAAGTGTGATAAGCATTTTAAGATTATTAAATAATTTGACCACCGCTTTGAGAGAAAGCGTAAGTAAAACACAAAAGAAGAATAATGAGCTATGAAAGTATTAAGCCTTTTTGATGGTATAGCAAGAGTAAAACAACCACTTTTATTAACTTAAATTAAATTAAAAAAATTATGACAAAATTAACACAAGAAGAAATATTAGAAGCTCGCAAGCTTAGAATTGAAAGAGCGGAACAAAACCACAAGCAAAGATTAGAGCTAGGAATCAAAGCAGAGCAAAGCGAACAATCTTTAAAAATTGAACTAGAACATATTGAAGATATTTACGATATATTAATAAATAAATAAAATTATGACACAAGCAATAATAATACTATCAATCCTGGGAGTAATGGCAATAGGAGCATTTTTATTGTGGTTTTCACAACAAAAGGAAATAGTAATTAATTTTAGTAAATGGATATGAAAGAAAAAGAGCCTTTAGAAATGATAAAAGAATTTCTAAAAAAACAGACTAAAGAAATTAGAGAAGCTCGCAAATACTTAAGGAAGAAATATCCAAAATTAATAAAATAATATGAATAAGATAAAAAAAGAAGCTTTAGCACTACTTAAACTTTTACACGCCAAACAAAAGAAGTACGAAAAGCTAAACGATAAAATTAGAAATCTAATCCCAGAATTTACGCCCTACGTTCAATCAATAGATGATGATTATTTGACAGGGGTTACAAAATTACTTGATGAAATATTAGGCGATGAATTGGCTAGCTATCTTTTATTTGAAACTGATGGTAGTGATAGCTATTATTATCAGTTAAAAGAAAATAAGAAATTTCCAATTAGAAATGTTGATGATATTATTAAATATATGGATTACAGAGATGCTAAATAAATCAAAATAGGAGAAGATGAATTATAACATACACTTACTTTTATTAACAATAATTACTGGTTGGTTTTGTTTTTAGAAAAAACACTATTTATTAAAAAATACTTGACTCTTTGAATTAATTGGTTAATTTAATCAAAAGTTATTAACCAATTTTTATAAAATGAAAAACGAAATAAAAAAAATGATAAGTGATTTGTTGGAAAATAAAGAGCTAAAAGAGAAAATAGAAATTATTAACGATATAAGAGAGCATATACATAATTTATGCCCTTTTAAAAGTGAGCCAGTAGACTTTGTTAAGTGGATTGTTAATAATGATGTGGTTGCTAACGATTATAACCCAAATAAAGTAGCTCCCCCAGAAATGCAGCTTTTAGAGCTTTCGATTATCAATGATGGTTATACTCAACCAATTGTAACATGGGAAAATCCAGAAAAAGAAAAAGTAGAAGTTATAGATGGTTTTCATAGAAATAGAGTTGGTAGAGAATCTGATATTGTAAGAAAAAAAGTTAGTGGCTATCTACCTATTGTTGGAATAAGGAAAGAGCAGCAAGATAAAAATGACCGTATTGCTTCAACGATTAGGCATAATAGAGCGAGAGGTAAGCATCAAATCAACGCTATGAGCGAAATAGTTATCGAATTAAAAAATCGTAATTGGGCAAATAAAAGAATTGCTAAGCAATTAGGAATGGATGAAGAAGAAGTTTTGAGGCTTTGTCAAGTGTCTGGTTTGGAGCATTTGTTTAGCGATGATGATTTTTCAAAATCTTGGGAATCTTCTGACTATCTAGATAATGATTATGAAATTTTAACTGACGAAGTTGAGAAAGAAATGAATTTATATAAAATACCAAACGAAAATGACTCAACTAGAATTTTTCACACCTACGATAAATGGGAATGTCACAAAGCCGGTTTTTATCAGAGTGTAAAAGAAAATTTAACGCACGAACAATGTGAACAAGAATATATTAGAATTTTAACAAATGAAGATTTATTTAGAAACGCTTTGAACAGGGTTATTAATGAATGGAAATACAGTTGTGAGCATTATTTAAGTAATAGAGCTATGAATAGAATAGCTTGGCTTGGTCAAGCTTCTGTTTGCATAGTTTCTGGCGTTCCCTCTTCTTATAGTGGTGCTTGGTTTAAATTATCAAAAGAACAACAGAATAAAGCCAATTCTATAGCGTTAGAATATTTAAATATATGGTTAAAAAAAAACGATAGAGAAAATGTCTCTTTAGATGACGCTTTGTGTATTGACAGACAAATTGATTTATAT